TAGGTGTGCTATAATGAGAGTACAAATAAGGAGGGCCATGATATGACAAAGACAACTGAAATAATGGAAGCGACTAAGAAATTAGAATTGTTTGAGGATATGATTAAAGAGAATGGGAGACGCGGATATGAGTATTTACAATGATTTAATACTTACAAGTTGGTTTATCTGTGTAGTATTATCTATATATCAAATTTATCAACAATGCAAAGGTAATTTTAAATATTATAAGGTATCAAACAGATACATAAATTTCATTATAATCTCAATTGTAATGTTAGCTATGTGGTTTGTATTAATAAATATGAAATATGATGAATTAATGGAGGTGTGTCATGTAAAATGTTAAAGTGTTATGACTTCACTTAAAAAGCGTATAGGTTGTAAATTGTTATGCTGCTACAAAATTAGACAACTTGAAATAAATTAATTGAAAAAGCAATATTTAAAATTAAAAGGAGAATATTAAAATGGAAAATTTAGGAAATGAAGTAATGGCAATGGAAAACACAGGTTTAGTTGTGACTGAGGACATGACTCATGAACAGCGTGTTAACTTATTCAACGCGGTAAATAATGCGGAAGGTTTAAGCGATCAAGTAGGTAAGGACCTGTATTTAACTGGTTACATTGTACAAGATGTAGAAAAGGAAAACGAGAGAACAGGTGAAATTATTTGTTCTAAACTAATCACTGTTATTGATAAGGATGGAAAAGCCTATGCGACAAACTCAAAACCTTTCTTACAGTCATTAAAACAGTTAAAACAGGTGTTCAACTACGATTGGACGAAAGAACCGGTATGTGTGACAATTATTCAAAAGAAATCAAATTCAAGCTCAAATAAATATTTAAGTATGGCTGTAAAATAGCCTAATAAAATAAGGGTGTTAGCCAAACACCCTTCTATTTTTGGCTTAAAAGGGGGTGTTTAAATTGGCTAAAATGCGAAAAAGCACGAAAGATGTTAAGCGGTTAAGAAATGCTATAGCAAGTGCTAAAAGAACCGCAACAAAAGCCCAAAACATGGGGCAGGATGTTGTATTTACAGACATTAGAACCATTAAAGATTTTAATGATCGTAAAGAGTTTAACAAGTATTTACGTTCGATTGAAAAATTCAACAAAGAAAATAGGTTTATCGAAAATAAATATGGTGTTGTTTTTAATCGAAATAAAATTGAAAAAGCTAATAAATTAATTGATAAGCAAAATAAGCAACGTAAACAACTTTCAAAGTCTGTCGGTTTAAGTAAATTAAATGAAACTAAAGGAGGAATTGTAACACCTATAAGTGTTAAAAATGCTAGGTCAACTTTGCGCGATGATCGTGGTGGGTTTTTTGAGCCCGTCCATCATATTAACATTCAATCTTATAGATATCCTAAACAATTGGACAAGCGGATTGAAAATTTAAAAAAGAACACAAAGAAGGAAAACCAAAAAATTAAAAACCTTAGGAGTAATTATAAAACAGCGATTCAGGAACAAATAAGAGGCGGTAATATCACCAAAAAGGAAGGTAAACAACTAATCAAAGATATAAAATCATTATCAGATAAACAATTATTACAATGGTTTTATCAAGAACGTAAGGCGGTTTCAGTTTTTAATTATATTGATATGTCACGTGAATACACTAAAAACCAAATGTTTATTAATGAACAATTAAGCAAAAATATTAGAACGGATATGTCAGATGTAAAAGATAGTTTGGCGGTGTTTACCGGACGTGCTTATGTTAAAGATGGAATTGTTACATATAAAGAATAATGTAAAGGGGGTTGTGGCATGGCAAAGAAAAAAGAGCCTAAAGAAATTTGGGCGTGCGACTTTGAGACCACGACCGACCCTTTAGATTGTAGAGTATGGGCATGGGGTGCAAGTTTTGTTGAAGATTCGAGTATAAAAGAATATGGAAATAGCATAGACGGCTTTATAGAATGGTGTAAACAGAAAACACGTAAATTATATTTTCACAATTTAGCGTTTGATGGTGAGTTTATTGCTTCATGGCTTTTAAGTAACGGTTACGAGTATTCGGACAAACCTAAAACCGGTTGTTTTAAAACAATTATATCGAATACAGGTTTATGGTATTCTATCGAAATATGGTGGAAATATTCAATTTATGGGTCAACTAAAACAACAATATGGGATTCGTTTAAACTAATTCCATTTAGTATCGAGAAGATCGCGCATGATTTTAATTTACCAATTCGGAAATTAAAGTTAGACTACACAACGAAAAGAGAAATAGGACACGAGTTAACACCACATGAAGTTGATTATCTTTTTAATGATATTGATATTGAAGGTATGGCATTGAATGAATGTTTTAAATTAGGATTTAACAAAATGACAGCCACAAGCTGTAGTTTTGAGGCTTTCAAGAAAACACTACCTATGAGTTTTGAAAAGATATTCCCACCTTTAGAAATGAATGTCGATAGTGATTTAAGACCGGCATATAGCGGTGGGTTTGTGTGGGCAAACCCGGAATTAAAAGAGAAAGAAATAGGGCAAGGGATAGTATTTGACGTAAATTCGTTATTTCCTAGTCGTATGTATTATGAATTATTGCCCTATGATACACCTATTTATTTCGAGGGTGAATATCAACAGGATGATGAATACCCGCTATGGGTAGGTGTTATTAGTTTTGCTTTTGACATTAAAAAAGATCATATACCTTGTATTAGTTTAGATAAGTTTAGTCGATTTTTTGGTAGTAAAAAATATGTGGACAGCTCAAACGGCGACATCGTGAGAATGACTGTAACAAGTGTCGATTGGCAGTTATTCAATGAACAATATGATATTTATGATGTTGAGTTTATTAATGGATATAAATTTAGAGGTTGTGTAGGTATTGCAAGGCAGTTTATCGACGAACAAATGGAAGTCAAAAAGAATTCTAAAGGTGCTCAAAGATTTATTGCCAAAAGACAATTAAATTCAGTTTACGGCAAGTTCGCAACGAACCCGAATGTCACGCCTAAAATTCCATTTATTGATAAAGATGATGGCGTATTAAGACTTCACGATCCTATGTATACTACCTATGATGGTGAGGTTAAAGAAGAGGTCATTGACGAACAATTTCGCGATCCTATTTACCTTCCGTATGGTGAGTTTGTTACAGCATATGCACGTAAATATACAATATCCACCGCGCAAAAGGTAGGTATTCATAGAGTTGCTTATATTGACACGGATTCAATACATCTAGTGGGAACACAAGTCCCGGACGCTATTAAAGATATTATTGACGATAAAGAACTTGGATATTGGGGCCTAGAATCTGTATTTAATCGCTCTTATTTCATCGGTGCTAAAAGTTATGTTGAAGAAATTGAAATTAGTTATAAGGATTATGTAGAACACCAGCAAGAATATATAAGTGAAAATGATTGTAAAGATAATTTATATTATATTCGTGAGGGTGTTTGTTATTATTTGAATGTTAAGTGCGCTGGTATGACACAAAAAGCTAAACAGAATGTAACATACGATAATTTCAGAGTTGGAAATGTCATTAATGATTGTTTAAAGAAAACACACGTGCCCGGTGGTATTGTATTAGTCGATAGACAATTCAGCATTAAAAGTAGATAGGAAGGTGATAAAGTGATAAGTGTTTTAAATGTCATAATAAAATATTTAATTCTAGCGTTGTGTTGTTTTAGTGTAACATTTCTATTTGTGGTATATGCTATAGGAATGGTATTAGTGATTATTTGGATTATAAAGGAGTAGAAAAATGGATTTTATAAATTTAATGGTTTTAATTTGTGTGATCTGTATTATTGTATTAGTAATTTTTAGTTTGATTATGTTTTGTAAATATGAGTCATTGATTGATAATTATAAATATTTGAATAAAGAACTCGATAGTTTAAGCTATGAAGTTTATCATCGTGATAACGCAATATTTAAAAAGTGTGATAAGACTCTAAAAGAATTTAATGAAATCATGTTTGGAAATCCACCACTCAAAAATAAAGTGGTTGTTGTGAGAAGTATAAAAGATTATGATTATACTGCCTATCGAAAAGATATCGAATCATTAAATGAATATTTAAAAGAAGGCTGGAGCATTGTGAACCATGAAACAAATGAGTTTGTACATACTTATATATTAGGTATGCCGTTAGTATGGCAGGATGAAAAAGAAGGCGATGAAAAAGGATGTGATGATAATGTTGAGTGAAAAGTCGAAAGAAAATAGAAATAAATGGTATCGAGATCATGTTAATAAATATTGTGTTTGCGTCAATAAAAGTGAAGTTGAAGTCGTTAATTTTATTGAGAATTTATTGAAACATAAGAATTTTAGTTTTTACGTGAAAAATAAAATTAAAGAAGATTTGGAAAAAAGAAAATAGTATGTTAATATGATGGCGTAAGGAATAAAGAACGGAAATCAGACATGTATGTTAGGCTTACTCGCGGTGAAACGTGCTAACAACATATATAGGAATAGTAATCTAGCTGGTAACACTTTAAACTTTACAACCTATTATCATGAAACCCTCTTAAAAGAGGGTTTTATATTGACTTTATGTTTTTAATAGCATATATTAATAATTAGAAGGGATGTGTAAAAATGGAACGTGATGAACTTAGAAACAAGTTTACGGAAGTGTTAACGGTTGAAGGTCAAGCGGAACGTTCAACTATGTTGAATGATATGCGAGCTGAAGTTGAGAAAACTTTTACAGAGTTAGACAATTTGAAAGCCGAGAACACGAAACTAGTTGAAAAGAATACCTCATTAACAGAGGCAAACTCTAAACTATTTATGCAAATTGGTGTTGAAAAATCCGGCGGAGAAAAGCCAAAACATGAAGCGCCAATGGATTTAAGAAAATTAGGTATTTAATGAAAGAGGTGATTAAGATGTCAAAAACAACAGCAAAAGACGTAACTAAAACGTTACAAAATGACTTAGGTATGGACCATGAACCAACAGGTCAAGAAGTCGCAAGTGCAATGTATGCAATGAGTTCAAGTAATTTTAGAAGTACAATTGGAGCCCCAAACGAAACAAGTTCTTTAGAATTTATGAACGGTTTGCTAGAATATCCGGATACTTTAGGTGTTGAGTTCATGAATTTAGCAACACGTATCGGTAAAGTGATTGCACACCAAAATATTTTAACAAACAAGTTAGCCCCATTTAAAATGGAAAATATGTCACTTGGTTATACTATGGAAGAATACTTTGTTGAGTGCGCTAAGGAGCACGAATACAATCAAGCGGACGCGGAAAACACTTTGTTTAAGAGAAGTTTACCAGACATTAAAACAGCTTTTTATGTAGTAAACAGAAAGTCATATTATCCAGCAACTATTACTGATGATGATTTACGTAAGTATTTTGTTACTTGGGATGGTGTAAACAGTTTGATCGCTCGTATCGTTGAGTCTATGTATAATGGTGATAATAAGGATGATTATAATTGTATGAAATCCGCTTTAGTTACTCATTATGAAAATGGACACATGAAAATTGTAAATACGAACGCCGTTACTGATACGGATACAGCTAAAGAATTAGCGCGTAAAATTACAGAATACGTATCATATTTAACTGAGCCAACAAACGAATATAATGCTATGGCAGTTACAAAACAAAATGAATACGATGATATCTATATCATTTTGAACGGTAAAACAAATAGCTACTTAAACATTGATTGGTTAGCTCAGACATTCCAATTAGAGTTTGCTCAATTTAAAACTCATGTATTAGTATTACCAACTTTACCAAGTACGGCACAAGGCACTATTGAGGCAATTGTGTGTGACTCAGAAATTTATCGTGTATTTGATCAAAAATATAGTGTAGGTGTTGCGTACAATGCTAAAGGCTTATATTGGAATTATTTCTTACACCACTGGGAAGGAATCGCGACAAGTCGATTCGCAAACGCAATTGCTTTTGTTTCCGGTAATGTTGAGGAAAAAGTTACAGCGATTTACTCAAATCCTCAAGTCGTTGAAGTTCACAAAGGTGCGACTATCACCGTACCGTTTACAGTTCAAACAAGCGGTTTAAATGCTAAGTATAGTTTAACAGCTACATCTAGTGTTGATAAAAAAGTTCAAGCTACAATCGAAAGCGATTTGAAACACGTTAAGATTAAAGGTTTAGACGCTATTGACGTGGAAGGTTTAGCAACTGTAACAATTAGCGATACAATTTCTAATGTAACTTGTGATATTAAGGTTGTATATAACGTATAGTTATGTTATAATATCGGTGTCATGAGTAGGACATGGCACCCTCCTTTCTATTATTCAGGTGAATTGCAAGCTAGAAAAAGAGTTATTAATTTAACTCTTTTTTCTTTTTATTTAAAATTAGTTGAACATTCAACTATTTTTTATTATGATAGAAAAAGAAAGAGGTGATTAAAATGAAAATCATTCTAGTGGCATTGGTTTTTAACGGTTTGGATCTTATTACTGGAATTGTTGGAGCAATTAGAGACGGTGAACAAATTAAGTCTAGTAAATTAAGAGATGGACTATTTAAAAAAGTTGGATTTGTGTTCTGTTACGCATTAGGTGTATTAATTAATTACGCTGAAAATTTATTGACTTTACCTTTTGGGGTAGACCTAGTGCCTGTAATTTGTACTTATGCGGTTATTACAGAAGTTGTTAGTATTATTGAGAACATTTCTAAAATTAACCCTGATATTTTACCGGAAAAATTAAAAACTTTAATTGGATATAGTGAAGGAGGCGAGTAATATGGGTATTATTGATGATGGTAAACTACAAAATATTTTACCGAAATACAGTGAGTTAAAATTAAGTGGTAAAAATCTCGCTCAACAATATGTCAGCGCATTTAATACGGGTATGAATATTTACCAATGTATTAACCAATTGCAAGGTTATATTGAATGGGTAATAAAAGCTGTGAATGATGTAGTGGTACAGTGGAATGAGATTGTAGACAAACAAATAAAATATGCTATAACCGAAAGTAAACAGGCTACAACAGAACAATTTAATATTGAATGGGCTAAGAATAAAGCACAATTGGATGCAGAAATTAAAGGAATGGTTCAAGATCAGTTTAATATTGACTGGCAAGAAAAAGAAAACGCAATCAACCTAAAAATAACTGGTGTTAGCAATGATTTATCAAATTTTAAAACGGAAACAGATACTAAATTTACTACGACAAAAGAAGAGTTAACGAGTCTTATTAATACAACAATTGATAATACGATTAATTCTATTTATCCTATTGGATCAGTGTACATTAGTTTAACTGAAACAAACCCTGGCACTTATTTAAAAGGAATTTGGGAACAATTTGGACAAGGTAGAACCTTAATTGGTGAAGGTACTGGTGATGATGGCAGTAATACTATGAACTTTACGGCAGGTAGCACTGGTGGCAATTACGAACATAATCATACTTATGGAATAAAATTAAATGACTATTATAGTAACATATCAAACTTAAATTTGCGTAATTCGGATGGCTCATGGCAAGGAGGTGTACTTGATGGTAGGCAAAACGCATATGTTAATAACGTCTGTCAAGAAAGCAATAAAGAAGTAAACTCACAAACATATAAAATTGAGGTAAATACTTCAAACTCAAAAACTATGCATCCGTACATCACAGTATATTTTTGGAAACGTGTGAAATAGCAAGTATTTAATACTTGCTATTATTTTAAGGAGATCATAATGGAAAAAGTAAAATGTGAATTTTCGAGTATATATAAAATGAAAAAACCGGAAGATATTCCTTATAGCTTACCGGAAGGATTAAGTGTTTATTTTTATATCGAGTTTTATATGCAAGCTATGCACGTTTTAAAAAATGTAGATTATGAACGCTATAATATATGTAAAGAGAAATTAAACGAGTTAACAATAATAGAGGGGGAATTAAATTTATGAAACCAGGACAAAAACTAGTACATGATGGTCATGAGGTTTGTTTATTTCCTATGGAAACAATGAACATCACGCAATGGTCAAGCCCACAAAGTTTATCACACTGCTGTGGACATCCGTTTGATAATGCAATTAATGGGCAGGTCCGTGTACCCGTGTATGCTCCTTTCAGTTGTCATCTTTCATATAGTGACAGTTCCGGAAATACACGTGCATATAGTTCAGATAATCCCGTACTAACACCAAACGGATTAAACTATGTTACTGTAAGCTTTACACATGACCCTAACCCACCAACCGCAACAAGATATGCGCAAGGGGATTTAATTTATCACACAGGCATAGCGGGCATGGCAACAGGTGACCACTGCCATATTGACCAAACTTTTACACAAAACGCCGGGCTTGTTTATTATGGTGTTACATGTAGCTATGGTAATCAGTGCTATGCGTTAAGCGGTTCAGTGCTACCAACGGAAGTATTTTATGTTAACGATACAAATATCGCCAATGAATATGGTCAAGCATGGAAAACATTTGAAGGTGGTCAACCTCCAACCCCACCCGAACCAACATACAAATACACTAAACATTATTTCATGTTAGACGGTTTAGGTATTGATTTTGGTTTTTATAAGACAAAAGAAGAGATCAAACCCGAACCGCCAACACCAACAAGTAACTGGTTTATTCCCGGTGATATTAATAACACAAGACCACTTACAGAAGATGAGTCCAAACAAAATTGGTTAGCATTTTGGCAGTTTTTCAAGGCTAAAGGTTGGACCGCAAACGCGGTTGCTGGTATATTAGGAAACTCTTATTTTGAAAGTACAGTCAACCCGAATAGATGGGAGGGTGATGTGCCTTTTGCACAACCGGTAGCAAGTCGTGGATATGGTCTAGTGCAATGGACGCCTTGGACGAAAATAATTGACTGGCTAAAAGAAAAGGGATATTACCCGGATGTTTCTAAGTTTGGTCAAGGTGAATGCGAGCGAATTCAATGGGAAATGGAAAATAATCAACAATGGATAGCTACAGCAACCTACCCAGAAAGTTTCGCAAGCTTTTCAAAATCTACCGCCGACCCATACACACTAGCTATAGAATTTTTAGTCAACTATGAAAGACCAGCTGACCCGAACCAACCACAACGTGGAACTAAGGCACGTGAAATATATGATTATATCAAAGACAAATAAAATAGTTGAACATTCAACTATTTTTTAATAAGATAAAATAAAAGGAGATGATTAAGATGAGTATAGGAGTCGTTAACAGTCAGTTTACACCACAAAGTAAAATTTATCTTTTAAAAGGTTTAGAAATTGACGCAATGAATAACACATTTTGGGGTGCATTCGATACTCCCGAAAAGCAATTTAATTTTTTTATTAATAACTATGATCATATTGTATTTGAAAATTACTCATATCAAAGAAAGGATGGAACGGTAGTTGTTCCCGGTGTTTATGATGATCTACGTTTATACAATTATTTGATTTATCAAAATGGAAATACAGGAAATAAAGCAAAATGGATTTACTGCTTTATTACAAGTTTAGGGTACTTAAATGACAATGCCACTAGTATTAGTTTTGAAACAGATGTAATACAAACATGGCGGTTTGAAATTGAAGAAAACTTTATGGAATCATACATCGCGTATGAACATAGGCCACAATATTATGATACCGGTGATGGTGTACATAGGCCATGTATTAATACTCAACCCGAAAATATAGAAGTTGGTACAGATTTAATTTCAGATGAACAATATTTAATAGACACTAACCAAAATACTAGTTTTGCTGTTATAGGTATGACATGTGATATGTCCGGAAAAGACAGCTACACCAACGCACAGTTAGGTGCCCCAAGTCAAGTTAACTATTATATATTCCCTTTTAATAGGCATACGGGAAATGATATAACATCTTTAAAAATTAGCAGTGTAAACGGAGAAACTGTAACAATTTCGGGGTTATCAACCATTTTAGACGCGATACGAAAAAATGAAAAATTAGTTGGTAAGTGTGTTTCTATTGTTGTTACAAACTCAATCCCTGGTTTAGTAGTAGAAGATAGCCAAATTATTATAAAAAGAGATTGCTTTGAGGCTAGATTCGAAGATAACTATCGGATGTTAACTTATAAAGCTAAGACCATGAATGACATGTTAGAAAATGATTTAAACGCATTTCCAAAAACACGTATATATAATATACCAGCGTTTATTGGATTTACTCAATTTACAAAGTTATATACGTACCCATACAGTTATTTATTAATTAGTGACAATAACGGAACAACAAAAGTTTTTAAAAATGAGTTATGGCAGGACATGAAAAACGCACAATTTATTTGTGTAGGCTCACCAAACAGCTCAAAAATAAATATTGTACCTTTAAATTATAAGGTTACTAAGTCAGATAATTTATATTCAAATTTAATAAATTTAGACAACTCTTTTGAATCTCAATATGAGACAAGCTTACCTATTATTAGTGATACGACCGCTTTAATGCTACAATCATCACGTAACTCTATGAATGTTGGACTATCCAACATTAGAAGATCAAACGAAACAAATTCAGCTATAGCTAGTGCTACAGGTAATGCACTAAGTGCACAAACAAGCTTACAAAATAACTTAAATTTAAGTGTTATCGCACGTAACACAAATTTAGCTAGTAATTTGAACGATTTACACAATAAGTCGAACATGATAAACGCTAGTATAAGTGCTATAGGAGGTTTAAGTGGTGGTATTGCCAGTGCATTAACAGGAAATATTGGAGGTGCTGTTGGTAGCTTGGTTGGGGCTGGTTTAGGTATTGGACAAACAGCCATGCAAAACCAAATAAATACAAAACAAACCAACATGCAAAACGCAAATGCACTTGCAAATGCAAATGCACAGGCTAGTGCTAATAGTCAATCAACCGCAATAGGTAACCAATTGAGGCAGTTAACAACACAATATCAAAATCAAACGAATATTCAAAACGCTATGGATAGCTACAACGCGCGTATTCATGACGCGCAGGCAACCGCTGACAGTATTGTAACTGGTTCTAATGATTTAATGCGACAAATAGCACTAGATTTAAACACATTTGTATTATACGTTTATAGACCGACAGACGAATATAAACAGAAACTAGAAAAAATATGGAACATGCGCGGTTATGCCACTAATACAATTGACTACCCTAACTTGCGATCTAAAATATCATGGAACTACATTCAAACGGTAAAATGTAATATTAAAGGTACAAATATCGACCCGAACGACTTGGAAAAAATCAAACGCGTATTTGATAATGGTATTACTTTATGGCACAATAAGAATGTTGGTGATTATAGCCAAAATAACGGCGAAAGATATTCATATACACAGTGTGACAAATACGGAAATTATAAAGAAAAGAAAGTACATTAATATAAAAGGTTGACGGTTCAACCTTTTTTATTTAATATGTAATTAAAAGGAGATGATTAAAAATGAATTTATTGAATGATACGAGTTCGTTCACAGATTATTGCCGTAACGCTGTGGATGTTGCTACTATGAATAATGGAGAGGCGGATTTTATATATTACACATATTTACAGATGTTGAGTTTAAACATGTTTAAATATAAAGGTTTACCCGAATCCATTGACACATTCTATTTAGAATATGTTTTACAAACACGTGGTTACATTGGTTTTTATGATGATGAAAGATTAGGATTAATTTGTAGTGAAATCACATTAGGAGGTAAGCTTAACCACTATCAAATGCCAACCGAATATCATACCGTGTCAACAAGTCCACTTGTTAAAAAGAATTTAAGTAATGAAGAGTGTGTAATTATGAAAAACAGTCCTTTATATATTGGTATCTTCCCATACTTAAACTTTTTCGCTAAGAAACTAGCTCTAACAAGTAGAACGATGGACCAAAATTTGACAATGCAATGGACGCCGTACATCATTACAGGTGATAAACGTATGTTACAACAATTCAAAGTGTTCATGAAGAAAATCTTACAAGGGGTTCAAACAATCTTTACTTCAAAAGGATTTAGAACGGAAGACGTTAACGTACTACAAACAAACGCACCTTTTATTGCGGACGAGCTACACGGTATGAAACAAGCGATTTTGCGTGAGTGCATGACTCTATTAGGTATTGAAAATGCCAACATGGATAAAAAAGAAAGATTAGTTGCGGATGAGGTCAACGCCAACAATCAACAGGTTATTGCGTCTCGTAATATTTGGTTAAGTGAACGTAAAAAAGCAATTGAAAAATTAAATAAAAAATTTAATTTAAACGCAAGTGTAGAGTTCGCGCCATATGAGGATTTTGAAGACATCTTAAAATTGATTGAACTAGATAGTGATACAAGTCTTTCAGACTTTAAAGACGATCTAACAATTAAAAAAGAAGGTGATTAATATGTTTAAAAAATTAGAAGTACCTAATTATTTGTTGACTTTACAAAGTCCGGTGCTCGCTGAGAACACTGAAACCATATGCGGTGTATGTCACAATTTAGCATTTACGGAGTTAATTGACGCTCAATGTGAATTAAGTGATATGGAAGTGTTAGAGATCGCGCGTAAAAAGATTTTCGATTTTAGCTATCCTTTTTATGATGAAGTTGAAAAACGTAAAGCACTAGAAACGGGAATACTAAAACACTTTTGGTTTGACGAAATCGGACAAGAAACCTATGTGTATTGGAAATTTGAGCTTCAACACTGGTTTGAAATCAATATGGATAGATATTATACCTTATTTAAAACTATCCCATTCCAAGACCAGGACGACCCAACAGCAAACACGAACTATATAGAAACTTACACGCGTGATAGTCGAGGAAATACACAAGCAAGTGGAGAAGATACGAGTATCGCGTTACAATCTGTAACTCCGGAAGGACGTATCGACATTGAAACAAACGACTATGTAAACAATATCGCTAAGACAATCAACAAACCAAAAAGCGCAAATGATACAACAGGTCATGAAGAGTATAGTTTTAAGCGTAAAGGTAATATCGGTATCCAAACATTAGCGGAAGTATTACAAGGTTCACGGCGTGCGGTTATTACCATTGAAAACGAGTTATACGCGGAATTACAAGAATATGGATTATTTTTTAATATATTCTAGGAGGTAAAATATGAATATTGATGTAAATAAATATTATGATTATAGGCAAAAAGTATTAGGTACATATGTAGACCGTGACGGTGCTTACGGTTCTCAATGTTGGGATTTGTATTTTGATTGGTGTGAAAAGAACGGCTTTAAAGGTGCAAATTGTACAAGTAGCGGATATGTTAAAGATATTTGGTTAAACCGACAAACAAATGGAATGACATACAATTGTGTTGAAATTACAGAACTACAACCGGGTGCAATTGTTGTATTTAAAGAAGTCCCAAATATTACACCTTGGAGTCACGTCGCTATTTTTGATAGTGATATTAACGATGCATATGGTCGCTTTTTAGGTGCGAACCAAGGTGATAAGAATGGTTTAGTCAATATTGTTTCACTACCTTATTCAGCTACATTCGATACGGCTTTCATGCCTAAAGCTATGATTTTAAACAATGAAAAAACTGAGAAAGTTTTAAATGAAATCCCAAGTGATTTTATTAAAGAATATGGTATTTTCTACCCAAATTGCACAATTAAAATCAGAGAAGCACCAAGCCAAAAAGGAAATGACACGGGTTTATACTATACAAGAGATATGAGTGTACGATATGACGGTTATGTTAAACGTGATGGATATGTATGGATTAGTTGGATTGGTAGCAGTGGTAAACGTCGCTGGATGGCTGGCGGTGAATTAAATTCAAAGGGTATTAATTACTTACCATATGGAGTATTCAAATGACAAAATCAATTGACTGGTATAGCCCTACCAACATAAAGTCGTACAACAAATTTTTAAATTTCATCATCGGCGGTCGTGGTATCGGTAAAACCTATGGATTTAAAAAAGACTGTATTAGCCGATATAAGAAAAAAGGAAAACAATTTCTTTATTTAAGAAGGTATAAAACAGACCTAAAGAAAATCAAAACATTTTTAAACGATCAGTTTGAAAATTTTAAAGATGATGAGTTTAAAATTACAGGTGGTAGCAACTTTACCACCTTTTATATAAATGGCTGTGAAATGGGATACGCCACATCTTTAACAGCATTCGCAAGTTTAAAATCAACTAGTTATGTAGATATTGATACAATTATTGTTGATGAGTTTATACCGGAAAAGGCAGGATTTAACGCGTACATTCCAAATGAAGTTGAAATATTATTAAATATTATTGACTCTATATTTAGACAACGAGAAGGACATGTGTATTTATTAGCAAATAACGCTAGTATCGTTAACCCATACTTTAGTTATTTTGGTATCACACCCGACCCAAACAAAGAATTTAATACATTTAAAGGTAATGAATCCGTCGAACAAATCGTTGTTCAAATATGTCAAAATGAATATAAAAAAGGAAACAAAGAAAAATCGAAATTCCATAAATTAATATCCGGAACGACATACGGAGAGTATAACGCTGGTAAGTTTGCTTATGATACAAACGATTTTATTAAAAAGAAAACAAATGTTTGTGATTATTTATGTACACTATACTACGATGATATTTACTATGGTGTTTGGATAGATATGAACACGGGTTATGTGTATATCAACCAACAAATAAACAAAGAATACGGGTATTGTTATTCCATTGGCAGTAACAACCGCGAGAATATGATGATCGCAAAATTATGGCGTAAGGACCAAAGACTAAACATGTTAATACGATCATATCGTGATGGTTGCGTATACTACAATAACCAGGAAACAAAAAGATTATTAAGTTACATACTCAGTAAATATTAATTATCACTCTTTTATTTTAATAAAATCTTTAAGATCATGTTTATTCACAGTATATAAATAATACTCATGTTTTGAACCATATTCATTATAATACTCAATATATGTATCCCATATTATTTTATAGTCTGTAGAACGCGCAATAACTAAACCGTCAAATGTAAAATAAAATTCCAATTCGATTTTAATATCTGTGTTCATTTTATCACCTACCATTTTTCACTATACATAGAAACGAACACATTATTAATGTATTCGTGTTTTCTAACACTAACCAATAATAAATAATATTGTCTGTAACTAATCAGCCCTTGATTATAATAGGACCGAATTAAATTCTCTCTTTCAAGATCGCTTGTGATACCAAGTGTTCTATTTAATTCAGAACACAAGCGATTAAGGCTAGTATAATTACCCATACGCTAGCCCTTCTTTACAATCCTACAAACTTCTTTAAGTTTGTAGCTAATCATTTCATTCAATTCAACATAAGATTGAAAATCAATATCTTTATCGTTATAGATATCCTCAGTTGTGTCAATACAATCACTAATATAATCAGATAAGATTTTTAACACGTTAGCTAACTCATGCCAACCAATAATTCGCTCTAAAACATCATCATAAGAATTTTGAATGTACTCTTTATATTTTTCCTTAGTCATGTTACTTATTGCCTCCCATTCTCTTTAATCATATCCTCAAACAATTCTAATTTCTTAGTCGCTTCCATTATTTCAGTTGTCTTTGTCATATCATGGCCCTCCTTATTTGTACTCTCATTATAGCACACCTA